GATTTAAAAACAGAAAAGAGGTGTGGTTGATGGAATACAATATAAACTTTACTTACAAGGACAACAAGCAATTAAAAGAAATCTACAAAGAACTACTAAAAAGGAACGGCATGACAATGACAGAAGCGTCACAGCTCTTAGGATTGTCAACACCGCAGCAGCTAAACAACAAATTTAATAATAAAAAAGTATCCTTAAGTGATTTAAAGGATTTTTTGGGTATAATGGGATATGATTACGAGATAATAATAAAAAAGAGATCTGGGAGCTTTTGAGTTCTTCCAGATCTCTTTTACTATGCAATTTTTGAAACATTGGAAGTCTTTACTTTTTCGCTTCCATATTTTTTCTGAATATCCTCGAAAGACATTTTCTTCTTATACCACTTTCCAGATGGCTCTGTTGAGAAGTGCCACTTTTTACGATTCTTAGACCATTTAAAGCCGAGTTTTTTCAGCTCTTCTTTATATGTAAATGTGTTACCATCTACCCAAATCCAAGAGCCTACCACCTCGATATTGACACCATAAAAAGAAACAATATTATTGATTACATTTCTTAAGGCTTCGTCTGCCTTGTAATCAAATGTATTTTTCTTTTCTTCTTCTGGTGTCTGCCCTGCCTTGAACATGTCAAACAGTTTCTTGTATTCGGCTGTAATCTCTTGACATGTAACAACGTCTCCGCCATTGTCTGGGTGATTGGCTACCATTAATTTTTTGTATTCTTTTCTGAGTTCCTGTAAGTTTTTGGCTGTAAAATATTTCATGATAACACCTCCTAAATTGTCTAGCAGAGACTTATAAAATCTCTGCTAAGCTAATAACCTGTGATTCTGATAAATTATCCATGACGATCTCGTCTCCTTTGTGGAGTTCGAATCTGTCTGGAAAAGTTCCGAACCATCCGTCAAACTGATTGTCAATGTAGTATCCTTTTGATTCTAATTTTTTGATTGCTTCTTTCATCTTCTTTTCTCCTTTTCTTGTTTGCTTTGCTCTCTTAACTTACTTTTATTATACATAAAATCTATGCATACGTCAATAGAAAAGTGCATAAAATTTATGTATAAAATTCTTGATGTAAAATCATGAGTGTGCTATAATAATGCAAAAGGAGGGAAAAACGATGATAAAATACAAATTAGATGTGCAGGAAGAATTGAAGAAAAAAGGGTATACTTCTTATATAATAAGAAAAAACAAGTATTTAAGCGAGGGGACACTTGCAAAGATAAAGCGAGGAGAACCAATAAATATGAAAAGTCTTAATGCTATTTGCTGTATGCTCAGAAAAAATGTAGATGATGTAATTGATATAGAAATAACAGATGATGAAAAAATAAAATATTTTATCTAAAAAGTGTTGACTTATGAATAAATATTATGCATAATAAAGACAGTTAAAGGAGACAAGCAAAGAAAGAAGACACAAGAGAAGCAAGAGAGAAAGCCGAAAAAGAAATGTTCGGAAAATTTCTGGAAGAGCATAAAGAGTATGTAAAGGATAGAAAAGGAGATATGAGTCATGAAAAAAGAATTTTGGGAAAGAGTAAAGTGGGAAAGAATAGTGGATACGAGAAAATATAGATATGTATTAGACGATGATGTAAGACTCGAAAGGCCTTTGATAAAAAGGCTACCAATCGAAGACCTAGACACGACAGCAGCTATTGACGGGTGGGAAGTTGTAAAGGAACTTTAAAAATGAAATATAGAACAAAAAAGGCTTGTTTGGATTGCGGCAAGCCTTTCTATGGTAGTACAGATAAGTTGTATTGCGACGAATGCGCAAAAAAAAGAAAATCTAATGTGATGAGGATTAGGGTGTGTAGGATGTGTGGCAAAGAATTTCTTGGAGGCCCTCGAGCTTTTTATTGTCCAGATTGTAGAATTATACGAACCAAAGAAGCACAAAAAAGATTTAGGCAAGGAAAGACCGCTAAAAGGAAGCTTGGGAGTGTCGATAAGTGCGAGCTATGCGGAAACGAATATATTGTAATGGCAGGGCGGCAAAAATATTGTTCTGAAAAATGCCAGCACGAAGCAGGCTTATTATTGCAAAAAGAATATAAAAGTGCTTATAATAAAGAGACAGAACAGACAAAAAAGAAATTGGAAAAGAACAGCAAAAAACAAAAAATTTGCGAATACTGCGGTAAAAAATTCCAATCCAAAGTTGCAAGTAACACTTGTAGTGATTACTGCCGACACAAACAAGCGCAGATCAGAAACGCAAGGGCGCGGATTAATCGGGGCGAGAAAACAAATCTTGACACGCTGTTGAAAGAAAGAGACGAGTATAGAAACAAAGTAAGCAATAATAAAGGAGGTACGCGGATGAATGTAAAAAACAAATATGGGAAAGAAATTGATTTTGACGAAGCGCTAAAATCAATGGATGCAGATTTAAGAGAAAGCGTGGCGTATGAATTGAGCCTTTCGTCTGATCAAGAATTTTTTGACAAGTACGCCGAGGCACATAAAAAAATTCGGGACCACTTGGGAACCAGATCGAGAATAAAAAGAGTGTAAACAAAGGCACTTTCTACTATGGTATAATTATATTAGATAATAACCATAGTCGGGAGGTGTCTTTTTTGATTAATAACAAACTAAAGAATTGCTGTAACGATTGCGTGTACTGCGAGATCGTGACGGAGACAAAGAGAAGAGCAATCCCAGAGAACAAAACAGAAGTGGTACTGGTAAACATAAAGTGTAGTCATATGTGTGTATGCAGTAAGTACAAGAAAGAGGTGCAGGATGGAAGATAAAAGCCTGTGCTGTGCAGGATGCAAGAACACACTATCTGACAGAGGGATTATGTACTGCACTAAGGATAACGGCAAGAGACTGATAAGAGACAGATATTTGACTGTATGTGATGATTACAAGACAGCAGGACCGACAACAAAGGTGTATGCAAACGAAAGGACGTGAGACAATGGGAGCAGGTGGTAGACCGCCTAAATATAAAAGTGTGAAAGAAATGCAAAAGAAGATAGATGAATACTTTGAAAGCTGTGAGGGAAAACCATTAGTCATTAATGAGGAACAGCAGTACAACAAACAAGGGTATCCAATTATCTTAGACAGAAAGCATCCTACGATAACAGGATTAGCACTTGCATTAGGATTTAGTGGCAGAAGTGATCTGTTGTACTATCAAAAGCATAAAAAAGACAGTGATAAGTTTTACGACACCATCACGCGTGCGAAGAGCAGAGTTGAAGAACAAATGGAAGAAAGTTTGTTTCATAAGGACAGCTCGAACGGTGCACAATTTGCACTAAGAAATAATTTTAAAGACTGGGATGCAGACAAGAAGCAGGAAGAGAGTAAAACAGAGGGAATCACGATCGTGAACAACATCCCTAGAGAGTAAAGGAGCGGTTACATGGTTAATCTAACAGATGTGATTGCTCCATCTTTTTATAGTGTGCATTGGGATATTCAAGACGGAAAGCATACCTATTATGATTTGTACGGTGGTCGTGGTTCTTGTAAGTCCTCGTTTGTGTCTGTAGAGATTGTACTGGGTATGATGCAGGACGAAACAAACGCAGAATTTACAAATGCGGCAGTATATCGAAAGGTAAAAGATACTTGCAGATCATCGGTATTTGAACAGATAGAATGGGCAATAGATGCGTTAGGCGTTTCTGATCTGTGGGAATCGTCTGTAAGCCCTATGCAACACACATACAAGCCGACAGGACAAAAGATACTGTACAGAGGTCTTGACAAAGCTAAAAAGTCAAAGTCTGTAAAGGTGTCTAAAGGATATATAAAATATTTATGGTTCGAGGAATTAGACGAGTTCGCAGGCATTGAAGAAATCAGAACAGTACAGCAGTCTATATTGCGTGGTGGTCCTAAGTTTGTTGTATTTAAGACATTTAACCCACCAATCAGCATTAATAACTGGGCGAATAAGTATGTAGCAGAAGCAAGAGAGGATAGCTTTAGACATAAGAGTGACTACACAACAGTTCCTGTAGAATGGCTAGGGAAGCAGTTCATAACCGATGCAGAATATTTGAAAGAGACAAACGAACGAGCATACAAGCATGAGTATCTTGGAATCCCTGTAGGACTTGGAACAAACATCTTTGAGCTTCTAGAAATACGCACAATCACAGACGAAGAAATCGCAAGGCAGGAAAGAATCTATCAAGGGCAGGACTGGGGATACTATCCAGACCCGAAAGCTTTTGTCAGATGTTCATATATGCCTGCATCACAAAAAATCTTGTGCATAGATGAGTTGGGCGGTCAAAAAATCCGCAACACCGCAATGTCACAAATGATTATAGACAGAGGATACAACGATTATAGTATTAGCTGTGGAGCTGACGAGATAGAAAGCATCTTAGACTTTAGAGATGCAGGACTTGTGGCAAACAAAACAAACGTATATCCGGGTAGTCGTAAGTATAGTTATGAGTGGCTACAGTGTAGGACCTTAGTCATAGACCCTGCGAGAACTCCACGGCTGTATGAAGAGGTAATAAGCTACGAGCATGAGGTGGACGCAAACGGAGAAATCAAGGCAGATTATCCAGACGGCAACGACCATTTTATTGATGCATTAAGGTATGCGACAAGTCCAATGAGCATGAGACGTGGCGAGAGTGCATAAAGGAGACAAAAACAATGATGATAAACCTAAAAGATGTAACTTGTATACAAATTGGAAATGCAATGTTAGGCATCAAGGATATAGAAAAAATATCTATCCATGATGGTGGGGTTTGGCTTACGATTAATAGCGATTTGATACAAGGAGATATAGAAACAAAAATCGGAAACGTTAAACTGATAGCGGTGGAATAAATGGGTATATTTAGCAGAATGAAAGAGATATTAAGTAACCTTTTTAGACAAAAGGCAAGAGACGAATTTAAAATTGATACTGTTACCAGTCCAGAGATGCAGAGAGCCATTGAAAAATGTGCATACATCTATAAGGGCAGTCCGTACTGGTTAGACAAGGACGAACATATCAAGACTATCAACTTTGCAAAAGCGGTGTGTTCGGAGACAGCACGCCTTGCTACACTTGCAATAGGCGTAGAGATAGATGGCAGTGCAAGAGCTAATTGGTTGCAGGAGCAGATAGACAAGGAACTAGAACAGGTACGACATCACGTAGAATATGGCTGTGCATACGGTACAGTTGTATTAAAGCCTAACGGCTCAAGTGTGGACTTGATTACACCAGAAAACTTTATTGTGACAGACGAAAGCAATGGAGAAATTCAAGGCATTGTATTTGTGCATCGTGAAATCTCAAGTGATGGCAAGACGTATTACACGAAGCTAGAGTATCATAGGTACATCGAGGACGTGTATCAGATTACAAATCGTTGCTATGCTTCTAAGGATGCCAACGATACAGGAAAGCAGATTGACATAGACGAGACACCTTGGCGTGGAGAACTAGAAGATGTAGGACTTGCAAACCTAAACGGACAACGCCTGTATGCAGTTCTTAGGACACCGCAGGCGAACAATGTAGACTTGCATTGTAGTTTGGGATTGCCTATCTTTTATGAGGCAATAGAGGAGTTAAAGGACCTTGACACTGCATATAGCAGGAATGCAACGGAGATATTCGACAGTAGACGTATGGTGCTGATTGATTCTGATAGGTTAATGGAAAGTGGTGCACCTGTGAAAGATACGCAGGCAGGCGTTGAACGAAGCAAGAAGCGTTTGAAATTACCAGAATACGTAAAGAATGTAAATGGTACTGGGTTAGATGGATTCTATCAAGAGGTAAATCCATCATTGAATACAGATACACGATTGACAGGAATCAATGCCCTGCTGTCACAGATTGGGTATAAATGCGGATTCTCCAATGGATACTTTGTATTTAACGAAACGACAGGGATTCAGACAGCTACAGGCGTAGAAGCAGAGCAGCAGAGAACGATACAGTTTATCAAGGACGTTAGGGACAAGCTACAGTTCTGCATGGATGATTTGATTGCAGCACTTAATATCTTTGCTGATCTGTACCAATTAGCACCAAGTGGACCGTATGAGACTTACTATGACTTTGGAGACATAACATACAATGAGGACGAGGACCGTTCTCGTTGGTATAGCTATGTTGTAAGCGGCAAGATTCCTTTCTGGTACTATTTAACAAAATTTGAGGGATTCAGTGAAGAAGAAGCAAAAGCACTTGAAGAAGAAGCACAACCGAAAGAGCCAGACTTATTCGGTGCAGGAGATGAAGAATAATGCTAACGCCAGATTACTTATGGTATGTGCCAGAGAAAGCAGAGAAGCAGGCGGAAGAACTGCATAACAAAATTGTATCGGTCATGATTGAACGAATGATGATAAGACTAGGACGTGGCGAGGATTACCTTTTTACTCCTATTGACAAGTGGCAAATGGATGTATTGCAGGATGCAGGGTACATCTTGCAGGCGGTACAGAAAGAGATTGCACAAACAACAAAGATAGGCATTGATACAATTGCACGGACAATGAAAGAAGCAGGTATAAAGGCTATAGAGTGGGATGATGCAGTGTATAAAAAAGCAGGTCTTGAACCAAAACCACTAGGGGAAAGCCCTTATCTACAACGATTGTTGCAGAGGAATTACGAAAAGACCAAGGGAGAGATGCATAACTACACCGGCACAATGCCGAACGCCTGCCACGATAATTACATAGATGCAGTGGATAAGGCATATAACCAGACAGCAAGCGGTACAACAAGCTACACAGAAGCTGTCAAAGAAGCTGTTAACGACATTATAGACAAGGGTGCAGACGTAACATACCCTAGCGGACGTAGAGACAGCATAGAGACAGCTACAGCGAGAGCAGTCCGTACTGGTGTAAGCCAGATGGCAGCAGATATTACAGACGCACGTATGGATGAGATGGATTGGGATATTATCCTAACATCTGCCCATCTTGGAGCCAGAATCGGGAACGGTGGGGATAATTTAACCAATCATTTCTGGTGGCAAGGCAAGTTTTACAGCAAAAGCGGTAATGACCCAAGATTTCCACCGTTTAGTGTCTGCGGTATGGGGAATGTGCAGGGAATCCATGGGGCAAACTGCCGACACTCCCACGGACCGGGGGATGGAATAAACAATCCGTTCGAGGACTATGACAGCGAAGAGAACCGCAAGGAATACGAGAAGAGAAAACGCCAGAGAGAGCTTGAAAGACGTATCAGAAAGACGAAACGGCAGTTAATCGGCATGAAAACGGCTGTGGATAATGCAAAGGACGAAGCCTTAAAGCATGAGCTTGATATGGAATATCAGAAAAAAGCTGCACTATTGCAGAAGCAGAATCAAGCTTATAAAGATTACTGCAAGCAGAACAATCTTAAGACACAAAACGAAAGACTCAACACCGCAGGATGGGATAGGAGTCAATCATCATCTGCTAGAGGTGCAGCGACTAGGTATAATAACGCACGAGGTAAATAATTTGGAAACTATTAATCAATTCATGGTTGCGTGTGGGTGGATTATAACCATTGGTGGAGCTGTAGGTGTATTGTATAAAGCCTATAAGCATTACAAGAAGCCTACGGACGATTTAGAGCAACGTATAACGTCAATAGAGACAGACATCAAAGATATTAAACGGAAGCTTAACAGTGACTACAACACAATTAACAGCCAACAGGACGATGTTAATTTAGTCATGAAAAGTATGTTTAATTTGATTGAGAACAAAATCACAGGGAACAACATCGAGGGCCTAAAAAAAACCCGAGACGAGTTAATAAACGCACTGACAACACACGAGAAATAAAGGAGAATAAAAATGGGAAGTAGAGAATATTTAGCGGTATGCAAAGCAAAGATTGTTGATTATGTGAACGGACATATGGACAAGACAGACAACAATCATATTACAATGAATGACGTGTATGTTGTTTGGTATTCCAAAACATTACAGAACCACAAAGCACTGTTAAGCACGACATTATCTGATGGCATGTATTATGAAATGACATTCAACGGAGATGAAAGCGAGCTGTACATGGACGCTTACAAGAAGTGGGAAAATGTCAAGTTTGAGATGTAAAGGAGAATAAGAATGATAATTGACGGTATAAATTTTAAAGAGTTAAATATCACAAAAGATGGGGAACTGATTGCATCAATTACAGATGGAAAAGATGGAATCGTACACAAGGACGGCTATAGAGTGCAACTTGCAGTGGAAGATGTCGGCATGTCGTTTGCAGAAGCATTTAAAAGAATGAAAGCAGGGCGTAAAGTAAAACTTCCATCGTGGGGTGGTTTCTGGTACTGGGATACAGAAAAAGAAACTATCATGATGCAGTGTAGAGATAAAGACAACGGAGAAAAGGGAGACTTATTAGATATTAGAGATACAAAAATGGTGGAATACACACTAAACAATATCTTATCTAATGAATGGTTGATTGCAGAATAAGGAGTGAAAGTATGGCTAAATATGTAAAGAAGCCTGTTGAGATAGAAGCAATCACGTTTGATGAGCTTATGAGAATCGGAGCAGAGAACGCTGATACTGTGGTTAACGGTACGCCTGTTAAGTTTATGTACAATGGTTACGTCATTAGACAATATGACAGCAATTCTTACACTATCCCAACACTAGAGGGAGATTTCCTCATGACAAAAGATGATATGCTTATTACTGGCGTAAACGAAGAAATCTATCCATGTAAGAAAGAAATTTTTGAAAAAACTTATGAAAAGTGTATTGAAAAATCCATAGTATAGCATTTACAATAATACTTGTAACAAATAATAGTTGTTGTTGAATAAATCATTTTTTACTTGCTAGTATGTGATTTGTTTCGAAGATTTTTCATGTTACAACCCTTTTTCTTATTGATTTTATAAAGTATAATACGGCAGGACTTCTCACGAGGTCCGTGGAAACATAGTTCAGTTGGTTAGAGCATCCACCTCATAAGTGGACGGTCACAGGTTCGAATCCTGTTGTTTCCATTAGCCACAAAAAGTGGCGATCAATAGCATTTATTTTCTGACCCTTTATTGGTAGAGCTGTAATTTTTTCATACTCCTCCAAAAAACGTTGAAGCATCATGTTGTCGCATGGTGCTTTTTTCGTGAAAAAATTAGAAAAATGAGTAGAAAAAAAGAGTCTCCATATCTTACAATAAAAGAGTAGATTGTTTGATGCTCATGTGATTCAATCAACTAACCTCTTCCCGTAAGCTTTAAGAGAGAGTTAAAGGCTCAAGAGTGGTTCAAGTCCACTCTTCTCTTTTACCTTGGCTTAGGTTTATAAGCCTTAATCCATTACCGCAGACGAGCGGTATACAAATATCGTAGGAGGATATATATGCAAAATTACGAAAAGATTTTAGAAGATTTAGGAATCGAAATCCCAGAAGATAAAAAAGCGGATTTAAAGAAAAAAATGTCTGAAAACTATAAGACTGTAGCTGACTACAATAAACAGGTAGAGAAAAAAGATGAATACAAAACATCTTTAGACGAAGTGCAGTCTAAATTAGCCGACTTAGAGAAAGAAGATGTTGACGGTCTTAAGACTAAGATTACAACATTAACGCAGGAACTTGCAGATGAAAAAGAAGCAAGAGCAAAAGAAGCTAAGCAGACAGAGTTAAGAGACAAAGTAAAAGATTTCTTATCTGATAAAAAATTTGTAAATGCAATCACAGAAGACTCTATCCGTTCCCAGATGATTCAGAAATTAGAAGAAGAGAATGGGAAAAATGCAGAAGATGTATTTAAAGAACTTACTACTAAAGATGGGAAACCAATTGAGAACATCTTGGTTGACGAAAAGAAAGTACCAGATGTTAATATTCCAAGCTTCACAACTAAGTTCAACAGCGGAGAGCAGAAAAAGGGAACACAGAAGTTAAGGGAAATGTCTTTAGACGACAGAATGAAGCTTAAGGCAGAGGACCCAGACTACTATGCAACCTTATTAAATGACAGATAGATAATACCGACTCACAGTATGGAAGTGAGCCGCTAACCTAAAAATCCCTTAATAGTTGTAGGTAGATGGGACATAGATAAGTCCTTATCTATTCTTATTTAGGGTAGAAAGGACTTTTTTTATGCCAAGAACAGGAAGATTTGGCGGTTTTGATTTTGACCCAGAGGTTTTTTCTGAGTTTATGTCAGAAAACCCAACATGGAACGATGCTATTATTGCATCTGGTGTATTAGCACAGGACAATACAATCATGGACTTAATCGGAGAAAAAGGAAACGTTGCAACAATTCCTTTCTATACACCGATTGATGAACAGGACTCACAGGCTTTAAACAACGATGGAGAAACAGACAACACACCTGCTGAAATTACAGGAAAGAAACAGACTTGTATGTTAATCCAGAGAATGAAAGCTTGGAAATCAAAAGACTTTACAAAAGAGTTAACAGGTGCAGACCCTATGACTCATGTTGCAAACTCTGTTGCAGACTTTTATAAGCAGGTAAGAACACGTGACTTAATGACTACAGTTGATGCAGTTTTAAGTCTGTCTGGGATGGAAAACCACATTACAGACTTATCTTTAACTGGCGAGGGCACTGTTGGAGATGTAAACAAAATTGACGATACAACACTTATCTTTGCACAGCAGAAAGCTTTAGGAGATTCCGCTGACAAGATGGGATTACTTGTATTAAACTCTTACATCTACGCAAAATACAAAGCAATGGGACTTGTTGACTACAACAAATACACTATTGCTAACGCAGTAGAAAGAGAAGTAAATCTCCCTACAATCGGTGGATTTATCCCACTGGTAACAGATAAATTTACAGTTGATACAACAGGAACAAACCCAGTATACAAAACTTATATGCTTGGTACAGGTTCAGTATTGACTTGTGATAAGACAAACTATGAAAATCCTTATTATACAGACTATGACCCAGAAACATCTGCCGGTATCGAAAAGCTGTATACAAAACAGGGTTATGTATTACATCCTAACGGATTTTCTATTAATTCTAACAAGATCGCAAAAGAGTCTCCTACAAATGCAGAGTTAGGAGCTAAAGCAAACTGGTCTTTAGCATTTAACCAGAAGAATATCCGCATGGGTGTTATTAAATCCAACGGATAAAAAGGAGTGATTTCATGGCAAATTATGTTGACTATGAATATTACAAAACCCTTTTTGGAGAGAAAGCAATCCCAGAAGCAGACTTTAATCGTCTGGTCTGGGATTCTTGCAAGAAGATAGATAATGCCACAACAGGCGTGGACAATGTCAAAAAGCTTAAGATTTCTTTTCCAACAGATGAAGATGATGCAGAAGCAGTTAAAAGATGTGTTTGCGAGCTTCTGACGATCAGTTATAAGATTGAGCAGGCAGAAACGAGAGTTGAAGCATCACAAGGTTACATCACGTTAGAAGATGGGACCGTGATGAGCAAGCAGGTAGCATCTAAGAGTGCAGGAAACGAGAGTATAAGCTATGTGACTTCCAGTAATACAGGCACGGCTACGTTGATAGATAAGTGTCTAGCGGATAAAGAAGCACAAAAGCAGTTATACTCTGACACAATAAGAGACTACTTATCGGGTGTCGCAGATGCCAACGGAGTAAGTCTACTGTATATGGGAATGTACCCAACGGAGTATTTATGAAAGATTGTAAAGTAAATGTTTTAGGAACTACATATAAAATCAGATTCAGACACGAGAACGAAGATGAAAAACTACAAGAATTGTCTGATTATTGCGATTATTCAAATAAAACAATAGTCGTTGCAATTCTTGAAAAAAGTGTTGATTCTGTAGATAACATTGAATCGGTTCAAAAAAGTGTGCTTAGGCATGAGATTATGCACGCTTTCTTATATGAAAGTGGTTTAGATGGACAGTCCTGCAACACAGATTGTTGGGCAAATAACGAAGAGATGATTGACTGGTTTGCTTTACAGTCTAAAAAGATTTTCAAAGCTTTTAAAAAAGCAGGGGCATTATAGACAGGGGGATACGATGTATAACGATACAATCACACTTTTTAATAGGTATGAAAGTAAATTGGGAGATACATGGTATCCCTCTGTTTTGCGTAATGCAAATCTTAACGTGGACAAAGCAAGTATCATTGCAAAGTATGGTTCTGACTCGCAGGACAATGCTGTATTAAACGTGCAGTATGCATTAAAAGACGGTCAAAAGATGGTAGGGAGTAAATTATGGCTAACACCTAAAGAATGGTCTAAACAGGCAAATGATAAGTTACCACAGACACTTACATTTAGTTCTAAGGCTAATGGTTTTGACTTCTTTATTGTTGGAGAATGGGAAAATGAAGAACCGATTGCAGACGATGATTATATTGACGGTTTTTACGAAGAGATGAAACTTAAGTATGATTATGTCTTTGCGATTACTGGCAGTGCTTTTTATGATATTATTCAGCATTTTGAAGTTATGGCGAAGTAGGTGGTTATATGGCTAAAAAGAAATTAGGAAATGTCAATATAAATACATCTAACATGATTGCAAATATCAGCCTTGAAAGATTTGACGACCAGATACAGCATGCTCAGTTTTGGCTGGATAGTCAAATTATGACCGATATGATCCCTTATATGCCACACGAAACAGGTACATTCATAAATGTGACAAGGGCAAAAAGTGCTTCTCTTGCAGGTACTGGGATGGTATGTGCAGGTACTGGACCGATGGGGCGTTTTTTGTACTACGGTAAAGGCATGGTTGATGAACTAACAGGTTCTCCATGGGCAAGAAAAGGGGCAAGAAAGGTTCTTGTTTCTGAATTTGCAGGACAAACCAATGCAAAAGAAGACCTGTCCTATTCCAATCCTAAAGCTACTCCAAAATGGTTTGAAACAGCAAAGAAGAATCACGGTAAAGCATGGGTTACTCATGTTAAGAAGCAGGCAGGAGGTAACTAATGGCAGAAGAACAAAAGGTAGTCAAATACGATCTTGACGGCTTTGACGTACTAACAACAGCTCTAACTGACTTGATAAATCAGTATCCGAACATTCGAGAGGGAGAAGAGATCACTTTTTCAATGTTGGATGATGCAGGCGGCAAGGCAATGTTCCCTGTGAATGGGGCAGTGATCGAGAGTGAGAAAGAAAGTATCACTGGTCACGTCACACAGGTTTGTCTGTATCCATTTTGTGTGATCTACCGTATAAGCGGTGCTAATGCAAAACGTAAGGCAGACACGAAAGAGTGGTTGGATAACCTTGGTAAATGGTTGGAAAAGCAAACAATCACAATTAAAAACAACACATATAAACTAGAAGAATATCCAGTGCTGACAGGCAATCGAAAGTTTTTAACGATTGACAGACAGACACCTGCATATTTGGATAGTATAAACGAAAACAAGTCTGAGAATTGGGCTATCAATATTTCTGCCCGATATCAAAACGACTTTGATAGATAAATTAACTATTAACTGGTCTACGACAAGATGTAGATCACTGACCTTGAAAAGATAAAGGAGAATCATAATGGCAGTTACAACAGGTAAAATTGACCGTAAGTATATGGCTCATTTCTTAGATGCAGGCTCTTTGTGCGGTGGTAAAACACCATCCTATGAACGTCTTGGAAAAGACTTAGAAGAGTACAATGTCGAACTTAATCCCGATACAGAAACAAGTAAAAATATTATCGGAGAATCTACATTCAAACACAACGGATATGAGGTTTCCTCAGAAGCCGACCCTTATTATGCAGAAGCTGACAGCACATTAAGCCAGAAGTTGCAGGAGATCATTGATAATCGTTACAAGGACGATAACTTAAAGACTACAGCAGTGGAAGTACATTTATGGAAAGAAGCAACAAGCGGAGCTTATGAAGCATACGCAGAAGATTGTTATGTGGTCCCTACATCCTACGGTGGAGACACAAGTGGTTACCAGATTCCGTTTACTGTTAACTATGCAGGAAACAGAAGAAAAGGTACATACAACGTAGAATCTGGAACATTTACAGAAAGTGCTACACAGGATTTAAAAAACAACGACAAAGCAGTTTTATCATAAGGAGTGCAGGATATGGAAGAACTTAGACGAAAGGTCAAAACTGGGGCGTTAAATGTCGTTCTGACAAATGAAAATGACGAGGAAATCGGTAGATTCCCATTCAATCCAGTAGACCTAAATATCGTAAGAAGATACGAAGAAGTTGTTGCTAATTTGGAGAAGATGGAACTTCCAGAAGATGCTACAGAGCAGGATATATTGGAACTTTCCGACAAATTAGAGGGGCAGATTGATTACTTGCTTAACTCTAAAGCTTCTAAATCTGTATTTGCTATCTGTAATCCGCTGACATTGACAGAAAACGGAGATTTCTTCATCGAGAACATTATCGTTGAGATCGCAGATATTATTGAGCAGGTAACAGATCAGCGAATTAAGAAGAAACAGGCGAAAATTAAAAGAGCAACTTCTAAATATCACAAATAAATGGAAGTCTGGGAACTTCCAACATCCATAGTAGTTGGTGGCATTAAGTACGATATTCGTACAGATTTTCGAGCAATTTTGGATATATTAAATACTTTTAATGATCCAGAGTTTGAGAACGATGAAAAGTGGATTGTTGCTCTTACCATTTTATACATTGATTTTGACGAAATGCCACCGCAGGACTATGAAGAAGCAATAGAAAAAGCCATCGAATTTATTGACATGGGTATAAAAGACGATGGGAAGAAAAAACCGCACACAATGGACTGGGAACAGGACGGTGCGGTTATTATTCCATCGGTTAATAGGGTCTTAGGAAAAGAAATCAGAGCCATGCAATATCTTCATTGGTGGACTTTTTTGGGAGCTTATATGGAAATCGGAGAATCCTTGTTTTCACAGATTCTTAATATTCGCATGAAGAAAGCGAAAAGAAAGAAACTTGATGACTGGGAACGTGATTTCTACAAAGAGAACAAGAATCTTATTGATTTAGACGTTAAATACACCGAAGAAGAACAGGCAGAAAGAGACAGACTTAACGCACTTCTTAATGGACAGAAAGGGGTGTGATTAAATGGCTACACAAAAAGCAGACGGAAGTATATATATCAAAACAGAGATTGACACAACGGATGCTAAAGCAAGCGTAAAAGAGATTACATCCCTTTTAAAACGTCTGTCCCGACAGGTTGACAGCATCGGAAAATCCATTAAGGATGCAATGAAAGGCGGTATCAAAACCCCAGATACAAAGGGATTAGATACCGTAGAAGAGAAAGCAAAGTCTGTGGCAGATCAGCTCGAAAAGACCGCACAGGCAGAAAAGAAGCTAGAAAGCGTAGATATTAAGTCTAATGCACTAGATACGTTAGACAAAGCAATAGAAAGCACAGGACAAAAGCTTGCAGAGCTAGAAAAAGCACAGATGGATGTATTTAACAGAAATCAGAGTGCTACAAGCTCTCCTGCATTCCAAGCAATGGAAAGTGCCGCTTCTAAACTAGATCAGCAGTATGAACAGTTGATTGCAAAAAAGAAGCAGTTGGAAACAACTACAGCAGGTGGAAACACTGGACTGCCTAAGACCGGAAAGTTGACAGGTGGAACAGGTCTTGCAAGTGAGGAAAGTGCTAATGCATTAGCAAAACTTAATGCAGAGATCACAGGCACAGAAACAAAGGTAGAACTATTAAATAACAGCTTGGAGCAGACAGCACAGGCACAACAAAAGATAAGTGATAGTCCTATCAATACAACAGCTTATCAGATTCTTGAACAGACACTACAGCAGGTAGAAGCACAGTTTAATCAAGTTGCACAGACACAGCAAGAACTGTTTGCACGGAATCAAAGTGTTACTTCATCTCCTGCATTCATGGCATTAGAGAGTGCGGCAGAGAAGCTTGGTCGACAGTATGATTCATTGATCGCTAAAAAACGTCAGTTAGAAAGCGGTGGTGGAACAGTACAAACACCTGCGATCAAGACAGCACCTATGACTGGTGCATATTCTGCCACGGCATCTAGTGCAAGTCAAAAAGCTTTGGATGCCTTAAACAAAGAAATAACACAGACAGATGCAAAAGAAAAAGGACTTGTTAACACAAATAGTAGGCTTGGTTCATCATTTAAGAATGTCAGTCAGTCTGCGGACAGTGCTAAGACAAAGACAGGCGGTATTTCATCTATCTTTAGTAGGATGGGTGGAGTCGTATCTGGACTTGGAAAACGTCTTGGTGTACTGGCACAGAACTTCACAAGCACAACAAACAGTGCTAATAATGCAAGATTTTCTATTGGCCGAATGGTCGGTATGAGTATATTATATTCTACCGTTTTTGGAATGATTTCTAAAGTTAACAGTGGAATCATGACAGGCATCAATAACCTTGCACAGTATTCGTCTGCTACTAATGCTTCGATATCTTCTATGATGTCAGCATTAACTCAGTTACAAAACAGTTTGGCAACAGCATTTGCACCGATTTTGTCCGTAGTTGCACCTATATTAACGGCATTCATGAATATGTTATCGAAAGCAATCACGTATATAGGAATGTTTATAGCGGCACTGACAGGACAGAAATCTTTTACAAGAGCGAAAGCCGTACAAGAAGATTATGCGGCATCATTGAATAAAACATCCAGTGGTGCTAATAAGGCGGCAAAAGCCACAAAGAATAACGCAAATGCCACAAAAAAAGCAAATAAAGAGATACAGACATATCTTTCTGGACTGGATGAAATCCGACAGTACCAAAAAGAAAAAGATAACGATACCCCTAGTTCTTCTACCCCATCCGCAGGCGGTGGAGGTGGTGGCGGTGGTTACACTGGTCCATCCATTGGAGATATGTTTGAGAAAGTTCCTATTGAATCTTCTATTGCGGACATTGCTAAGAAAATTAAGAACCTCATAAAAAAAGAGGACTGGGAGGGACTTGGGACTTACATTGCATCTGGTATCAATAAAGGATTGCAAAAAATCTATGATGCCATCAATTGGGATAATGTAGGCCCGAAGATTACATATTTTGTGAACGCATTTACACGGACATTCAATAGTCTTGTTGATCACATAGACTGGGATTTAATGGGACGTACTGTGGGTGCAGGTATTAATACAATTGTCAACACACTGAATCTGTTGATAGAGGGAATCAATTGGAAAAATCTTGGTTTAAAAATTGCAACAGGTATCAACGGTTTATTCAATGAAGTGAATTGGAATAATGTAGGGCGGTTGTTTGCGAATAAAATAAATGTTCCGTTTCAAATGTTAGAGGGAGCTGTAAATACTCTTAACTGGGCAAAGATAGGAACGTCAATAAGTGGATTTTTGAATGGTGCGATCAACCAGATAGATGTTAAGTCTATTGGTACAAGCTTATCTGGATTAGCATTAGGAATATTAACAACATTAGATAATGCACTTACTACAACAAACTGGTCACAGCTTGGCACAAAATTAGCAACATTATTAACATCTATTGATTGGGTTGGAATATTTGTTAGTGCAATATCTGTTGCAGGAAAAGCAATCACGGCATTAACACAGCTTGGTGTGTCTTTTATGGATAACTTGGCAAAAGGTATTACAAATGGGACACAGCAGTTTATTAGTAAGGGATTATCAGCATTGACGAGTTTTACTGCAAACTTAAGAAGCAATGCAGGAAAATTAGTAGATTCTGGTTTAAAGCTTATGTTAAATCTTGCAAAAGGTATAGCAAAAGCAATGCCAGACATCATCAAAAATGTACCACAGATTGTGATTAATATTGCAGGCGTTATTAACGATAATGCCCCTAAGATATTACTTGCAGGAGTACAGCTTATCGCAATCTTGCTCAAAGGTCTCATCCAGTCAATACCGACATTGATCGCAAACGTGCCAAAGATTGTGCAGGCAATCGTCAGTGTATTTACAGCTTATAATTGGCTATCACTTGGAAAAAGCCTCATCACAGGTATTAAAAACGGAATTATGAATGCAAAAAATACTGCGGTTGATGCTATGAAGAATACATACAATGGCTTGATTGATGCGATAAAGAATTTACCGTCTAAACTCAAAGGACTTGGAGAAAACGGAATTAAAGGGATAGGCAATGGAATTACTGGGAAATTGTCTGGACTTAAAACAACGGCAGGGAAAATATTGACCAATATCATAGAAGCGGTTAAAAATCTTCCTAAAGAATTATCAAAAAAAGCTACATCTGCGATAAGAGATATGAAAACTACATTTAAAAATGTCGATTGGGGCAGCGTTGGAATGAATGTAGTAAAAGGTATTGCAAAAGGTGTTGGAGATTTTGCATGGATTTTGGTTGATAAAATGACAGGTCTTGCACAAAAGGCGTGGGAGGGTGTGAAAGATTTCTTTGGAATCCATTCTCCATCAAGACTTATGAGAGATACGGTAGGTAAGATGATTCCTGCCGGTATTACAGTAGGTTTGGAAAAAGCTTTTCCAGATACACTCAAAACCCTTATGAATCAGTCTGAACAGTTGGCAAATGTACCGTTCAGAACACCAGAGATTGCTACAGGTAAGATAATACCTGCGAAAGCATCCGCAGTGATCGCACAAAAGCAGAACAGCACAAACAGTAACAATAATGACGTACTTAATTTACTTGAACAGCTATTATCTGTTACGAAGTCCTTAGAATCAGACAACAGCGGTAACAATGGTGGGGATTATCATTTCACAGCACAGATTAACCGCAGGACGTTGTTTGATGAATTTATCGAAGAAGCAAAACTAAGACAAATGAGTAATGGTAGAAATCCATTCAGCCTTGCGTAGAAAGGAGTAAAAAATGGCACAGGATTATATAAAAATCAATAATAAAAAAGTCTGGCAACCAGATTCAGACACAGCCGTAGCTTTTGAAACTACCTATACGCAAGGTAGCACGAGGGCACAGTCTGGTAAAGGAAAGTTTACCCCGATGTTCACAGTAGAGCGATTTACATACAGTGCATCGGATGTGCCAATGTCTAAGGTTACGGAAATATTAGAAATGGTGGCACGTGGTAAATCTTTTGATTTACATTATTTTTCTGTATTTTACGGAGAGTGGAGAACAGCAAAGTTTTATGTCGGACAGGTATCGGACATTAAGATAAAAACACTTAAAAATAACCATGAAAAAGTATCAAGTATATCTTTCAATATGCAGGGGGTTAACCCGATATGATAAATGTAAGTGATGAATTTAAACAGCTAATGACAGAACGACAAGATTTTAAATGCAATGCAGAAGTAACGCTTGCGAATGGAACTGTACTGCCATTAGGAGAAGATGATTTTTCAATAGATAATAATAGTCTGGTCGATGCGGCAGGTGCTAACACCATTCCTTTAGGTGTTGCACTCAGCCGTAATGTACAGTTAGAAATCATGAATGACGATGATCACTTATCCAATTATGACTTCTTCGGAGCAAAAATCAGACTGTATCTAACATTTGAATTATCAGAGACAACAGAAAAAATTGAATACGGTACATTTACTGTCACTCAACCAGAAACCTATGGAAGTGTTGTAACAATTGTTGGATACGATGATATGTATAAAGCAGATAAGGCATACAGCACAGCATTGACGTTTCCTGCGACAGCAAAGAGTGTATTGATAGATAGTTGTGATACCTGTGGTATCTTGATTGGAGACAGTAACTTTTTACATAACGATTTCCAAATACCAACCATGCCATCTAGCGAGTACACGCACAGACAGATTATAGGATTTATTGCAATGATTGCCTGCGGAAATGCAAGAATTGACCGCACAGGGCGATTGCAGATAATGACCTATGATTTTGATTATGATAATGAGAATATTCATAAATTGGTTGATTACAATAATCTGACAAGTGATACGAACGATGTGCAGGTAACAGGCGTTCGAACGACACAAAAGATTACTACAACCGATGATGGCAATACAAGTGACACAGAAAAAACGGTACAAGTTGGTAAAGATGGTTATGTTTTATCTGTAGAGAACCCACTTGTAACAGGGCATGAAGAGACACTTATTTCGTGGATTTATGAAAAGTTTGAAAATGTGACTTTTAGAGCTTTTACGATGGACTATATATCTTATCCAATAGCAGAGTTTATGGATAAGATTAAAGTTACAGATTGGAGAGAAAATAGCTTCTATTCAGTATTAACAGATGTAAACTTTGTATTCTTCGGATATACAACATTAAAGAATAGTGCAGAATCTCCATTGCGTAACCAGAGCAACTACACATCAAGTAATCAAAAAGCGATCATACAAGGTAAACAGTTAGTTGAGCAGGAAAGAAATAACCGTCAAAATGCTTTAGATAAGATGCAAGAAGCATTAAAAAACAGTAATGGAATGTATGCAACGCAGGAAATACTGTTAGATGGTTCGACTATATATTACTTGCATGACAAACCAACATTAGTAGAATCAAAGAATGTTATTAAATTGACATCGGAAGTTATCGGATTCTCTATTGATGGTGGTAAGACATATCCTTACGGATTTACGATCACTGGGGAAATGGTAGCAAGATTGCTTTATACAGAGGGTATTAATGCAGATTATATCAACACTGGTGCATTAACTGTCAAAGATAAATCTGGAAATATCATCTTCTATGCAGACATGGAGACTGGTACTGTAAAGATTTCTGGGGATAACGTCACAATCGGTGGTAAATCAGCACCCGATGCGATCAGTGATGCAGTGAAAGAATCTAAGAACTATGCAGACGGTAAAGTATCAGACTTTGCAGAAACAGTTACAAAAAGTGTAGCTGATCTACAGAACCAGATTGACGGACAGATCGAGACGTTCTACTACGACTATGAGCCAACTCTAAAAAACATCCCTGCTTCTGACTGGACAACAGAAGATGATAAAAAGAAGCATGAGGGAGATTTGTTTTACTGGAAATCTAAAGGTTATGCTTACAGATTTTTCAAAGACGGCGATACATGGAAGTGGCAGTTAGTACAAGATACGGACGTCACAAAAGCATTGCAGACAGCATCTTTTGCACAGTCTACAGCTAACAGTAAGTGCCGTGTATTCCTAACACAGCCTACACCACCTTATGACACAGGAGATATGTGGAATCAAGGACAGAACGGAGACATCCTTACTTGCGTGGTAGCAAGGGGAGAGGGTGCAAGCTATGTGGAAACCGACTGGCAGAAGCTTAACAAGTACACGGACGATGAGACAGCCAATAAGGCACTGGAAGAAGCCAGAAAATCTCGTGCAATGATTATCAATCTGGACAACGATTATCAAGCAATCACGACAGATTATAAGGGAGAGTACACAACGTTTCCAGAGTGCCGCACGACAGCACAGGTTTTGTACGGTCATACCGACATATCTAACGACTGTACTTATAATGTGCAGAAGTCAAGCGGTGTCGTAGGTTCTTGGAACAATTCAACTCACACATACACTGTGACAGCATTAACAACAGACGTGGGATGGGTGGATATTACAGCAAATTACCTAAATACATATTCTGTTACGAAAAGATTTGACATTGCTAAATTAAAAGGCGGTATCCCTGGAGAGACAGGTGCAAAAGGAGATAAGGGAGAAACTGGAGCAAGCGGTAGAAGTATCACAAGTTCTGAAACGACTTATCAAGCATCCAACAGCGGAACGGTAGCACCAACAGGAACATGGAGCAAAACACCGCCAAACGTTGCAGAAAATCAATATCTGTGGACGAGGACCATATATACTTACTCTGATAAAACCACAAGCACAACATATTCCATCGGTAAGATGGGAGCTAAAGGAGAACAGGGTGCAAAGGGAGAAACTGGTGCTACTGGACCGCAAGGGGAAAAGGGTGCCACTGGACCTCAAGGGCCACAGGGCGAACAGGGAATCCAAGGTCCGCAAGGAGAAAAGGGCGAAAAAGGCGACCAAGGACCACAGGGTCTACAAGGTATTCAAGGCCCAAAAGGAGAACAAGGAATCCAAGGACCTAAGGGTGCTAGTGGAGATACAACATATTTTCACATTAAGTATAGTTCTGTGGCAAAACCCACAACAGCTTCTCAAATGACTGAAACCCCATCTACCTATATTGGAACATACGTGGACTTTACAGAAGCCGACTCAAGCGACCCATCTAAATATACATGGGCAAGATTCCAAGGATTGCAAGGAGAAAAAGGTACACAGGGTATCGCAGGTACTAACGGTATTGATGGGAAAACATCTTATCTTCACATCAAATACTCAAATGATGGTGGGAAAACCTTTACTTCCAATTCTGGCGAAACTGTAGGAGATTACATTGGTACTTGTACTGATTACAACCTAAACGACCCAACGACAGTAGCTTCTTATACTTGGGCGAAGATTAAAGGGCCACAAGGCCCCCAAGGAGTTAAAGGGGACACAGGAGCCAAGGGAGAAAAAGGAAACGATGGAAACAACAATGCTACAGTTTACTTATACCAGAGAGCAACTTCTGCACCAAGTACACCAAGCAATGCTTTAACATACACGTTCGCTACTGCAAAAGTAAGCGGAACACTAAACAACGGATGGAGTGCCACAATTCCAACTGGTACGAATCCTTTATATGTTACGGTTGCTTCCATTTCAAGCAAGAGTGACACGGCTACTATTGCCACATCTTCTTGGGCAACACCTGTTGTATTAGCACAAAATGGTGCGACTGGGGCAAGTGGTAGTGATGGTAAAGCAGGTCTAAACGTTGCTACGGTTTATCTGTATCAGAGAGCTACAAGCAAGCCAAGTAAACCATCTGCAAATGTGACTTATACGTTTGCAAGCGGTGTTGCAAGTGGAATTAATAACGGATGGAGTCAGAAGATTCCAGATGGTACAAATCCACTTTATGTTACATTAGCAACGGCTTCTGCGACTACAACAACAGATACTATTTTAAGTTCTGAATGGAGTGACCCTAGTGTTATGGCACAGAATGGGGAAGATGGTAAAGACGGAATTAATGGTACAAACTTATGGATTAACCCACTGTTTGAATCAGACAAACCACAATTATGGGATGTTGTTAATGGAATCACTGCTCCTAATGGCTCAAAAGTAAATAAGTTATGGAAAAGAGACCATTTTAATGCAAATACTGCTTTCCCTGTTTTCCCCGGACATCAATACAGAATTACCGTTTACAGAAAACGGATAAGCGGTACAGTTGATTTAAAAGCAGGTATCTGGTATACAGAGCAAACATCTGGTGCAGCTTATGATACCTATGTTGCAAAATCATCTGCAACACCATTGTCTGATGATTGGGAAGAAGCAACATATAATTTCACAGTACCAAATAGAAAATCTAAAGGATGTGTTTATTTTCAAATTGAACAAACTTCCAGTGGTACAGGTGGTACAACGTGGTATGTTTCAAATATTGTATGTACAGATATTACAGGATTAAAAGGTAACACAGGAGAAAACGGAAAAGACGGTGTATCTCCGACGGTATCAATCTCAAAAAGTGGTACAGTAACAACCATCACAATTACGGATAAAAATGGAACACATACGCAGACCGTCAACGATGGAACGAATGGAACGGCAGGTAAGGCAGGTGCGGACGGTAAAACACCATATTTCCATGTTAAGTATAGTAACGATGGCGGTAAGACGTTCACTTCTAATTCGGGAGAGGACGTTGGAACATATATCGGAACTTGCACCGACTATAATCAAGCAGACCCTACAACGGTTGGTTCTTACACTTGGGCAAGAATCAAGGGAGAGGCTGGGGCGACTGGTGCTAAAGGCGAGACAGGGGCAACAGGTCCGCAGGGTCCTCAAGGTAATACTGGACCAACTGGAAACGGAATCAAATCAACTGCAATCACTTATCAAGTGTCAAGTAGTGGAACATCGGTTCCAACAGGTACATGGTCTGGTAGTGTTCCATCTACAAGTGCAGGACAGTATTTGTGGACTAGAACGATTACTACCTACACCAACAATACGACAACAACTTCTTACTCTGTCAGCCGTAACGGAAGTAACGGAGCAAAGGGAGACAAAGGCGATCAAGGAAGTGCAGGAAGAACGTACTTCATGGAAACTTCTTCGAGTATCGTGAAAATGTCTGCGGACAACACGATTGTTCCGAACTACATCACATTATCTGGTTATTACCGTGACGGTACAGCGACAGCACGTACAGCTTATAAGTGTCGATTCAAGATTGAGGAAACAACGGACGGAGATACATACACGACCGTTTATACTTCATCAGCGGATGAAACGGACATTACCCATGCACTGTATTCTGTGTTGGCGAGTGGTTCAAGCGGTATCACAGCAAGTGGTTCAAGCGGTATCGGTATCTCAAGAAATCTTACAGCGTTAAGGTGTACGATGTATGCCGCAGGTGGATTTTCACAGGTGTTGGATATTGAGACAATTCCAGTAGCCATTGACGTAGATGCACTTACACACGAAGATATATTCAATCTGCTGACAAATGACGGAGCATGGCAAGGTATTTATCGTGGGTCTGACGGTAAGTTGTATATCAACTTTACTTATGCTAGAGGTGGAACATTAAATCTTGGTGGAAAAGCAAACACGTACGGTAATGGACAAATGCACGTTTATGATGCAAATGACAATGAAATTGTTGACATAAACACGAAAGGGATAGTCGTAACGCATTATATATCAGGCATGGGAGAAAAGCCAATATCATATGTGTGTATAACACCAGACGTGTTCGGTGGTATATATTTATCTGAAAACAAGGATGGAACTGGTGCATGTGCGATTTTGTCCCCAGATGAGATTGTATTAAAAAATAACAGCAGTGGACCAATTACAGTACAAACAGACATAACAATGCATATGACGGATGAATCACTTTATCTTGGGTCGGTAAGTAATTATAAATTTCATTTTGGAAAAGAAAAATCAAGTTTTTTTCAGCCAGTTACTATTGGCGGAAGTTTGTCTGTTGCAGGAACAAAAAACAGAATCATAGATACAGAAAATTACGATACAAGAAAGCAGTATTGTTATGAAACAGCAACCCCATATTTTGGGGATATAGGTTCTGGATGTACTGATAATACAGGAAAATGTTACATAGACATTAACGATATATTTTCAGAGACAGTAAACACAGGTGTTGAGTACCAAGTATTCTTGCAGAAAGAGGGGCAAGGCGATATATGGGTAGAAGAAAAGACCGATAGTTACTTTGTCGTTCGAGGCACTGAAAACCTTAAATTTTCGTGGGAAATCAAAGCAATTCAGAAAGATTACGAATTTGAACGACTTGAAAAATTCGATAACTCAGAAAAAGAAGAAGTGATTGACTATGAGAAAGAATATATGGAAGAAATCAACGATTTGATTAAAGAACAGGAGGAAATGTTAAATGAAACAGTTGAGTAGCTTTATGGTATTAAATATTGACGGTGGAGACAGAGTATCATACACATACAATGAGATTGACGATAACACAGGAGAACCATTGTCACAGAATAAAAAAGAAAATTTCTGGGTAGTAGATAAAGAACTTAAAAAGCACATTGATGCTATCAGAAGCTACGTCAGAGAAAACAAGTTGAATTAAGGAGTGATGTTATGGCAATCAATATACCTTTAGTACATATATCGGATTTAACAGAGAAAAAGACAATATCAGATGATGATTACATGCTTACTGGTGTGAGTACCGCCAGTAAGGTTAAGTGGTCAACGATCGTGTCTCTGATAAAAACTAAATTAGGGATTGGAAATATAGAAGATAGTATAAGTAAAATACAATCAGATATTTCTACGTTAAATAGTGATTT